CAGGAAGACGCCGAAGCGAAGGCAAAAGCCCCGGTTGGCTGCGGTAGCTCAGTGGTAGAGCACTCCCTTGGTAAGGGAGAGGTCGAGAGTTCAATCCTCTCTCGCAGCACCATAACTTAGCCAAATCTCCCTCCATATAGTGCACAGTTATCCGCACAGTTTCACCGCCTTTCGATAGCTTCGATGGCGCGCGCTTGGTGGTGCGGGCTGTGGTGCCAGTAGTGCTTTCGGATCGTTTGCGGCGAGGTGTTGAAGTATTCGGCCGCATCCTCCACCCCAAGCCCCTTGGAAACTGCCCAGGTGATGGCGGTATGCTTCAGGACGTGCGGCGAAACCCCTTCAACCCCCGCGCGTTCCGCAGCGCGGCGAATGCCGGTCTTGATGCTGTTCACCGGCTTGCCGCGATACATCACGACATGCGTTCCACGATACGCCACCCAACGCGACAGGTGGCCGCGAAGCTGGCGCGGTATTCTGATCGCACCCCGGCGCTTGTTCGTCTCAGCCTCGCCAGCATCGCGGAACCGGATTGTGCCCCGGTCGAGCTCAACGCGGGTCCAAGTCAGCTCAAGGATCGCGCTCGCACGGCGCCCGGTGTAGAGCGAAAGCAGGATGAAGCGGCGCACATGCGGCTCTGCACAGCGCAACAACTTCGCCGCTTCACCCCGTGTCAACCAGCGATCACGCGGCGCGCCCTCATCGGGCAGGGAAACGGAAATGGGGTGTATCAACATCCCCTCTTCATGGGCGTGATTAAGGGCAGCTTGCAGCACACCCAGCTCACGACGCACAGTTGGGGCGCTGGCCGTAACAACCCGGCTGATAGCCTTGCCTGTCTTGGATGTGGATTCAATCCGGCGCGGCTTTGCCCGCTCACGCTCATACAGGCGACAGGTTGACCCCTTGATCGCATCGCAGGTCAGATCCGCCCAGAAGGGGGCCAGCGCCTGAAGGGAATAGGCCAGCGTCTGCGCCGACGCGAAAGACGCCCCCTTGTCATCAGCGTAAAGTGCCAGCACCTCGCCCACCGTCAATTCCCCCGGATGAGCCGGGCCGCCCCGGCGCTCGGGCTGCTTTCCTGCGAGGTAGTTTGCGAGTGCTGTTTCAGCCTCGCCACGCTGTTCGAGACCAAATCCTGTCCGCTTCTGGGTGCTGCCGTCGCGGATGACCCATTGCTGCTCATCCTTTCGGAAATAGAGCCGGGCCGGTTGTCGGTGCCTTGGCATTGCAGATACTCCGCAAGGGCTTGCTTGTTCGTATAGAAGCGCTTCCCGATCCGGGTGGCCCAGAGCCTCCCTTCGCGTCGCGCGGTGCGCAGCGCCGACACCGGCACACGGGAATGCAGGAATCTCGCAGCCTCTTCGAAGGTCATCAGGTCGAAACCCTCATCAGCGGTAGCGTTCGAATGCAGATGACGGGATTGGAAGGCCATATTACTCACCCTCTGCCGCTTGTGTGACCGGGGGGCGAGGCAGGCGGCTAAGCACCATATGCGCCATGGCCCCAAGGCAGAACAGAATGACCGGACCCTGCACATATTCGTCGTAGACAGTATCGCTAAAAAACGAATCGATGTCCTCATCGTAGAAGAATTGCAGATCGCCATTCGCCCAGATGACAAGCCAGCTCGGCGCCTTGACACCAGAGAGGCCGAATTTCTGCTCGGCGGCATCCATCAAGGTTTTCAGATTATCGGCGGCCTCAATCATTTCAGGGGTGAGATCGGCCACACGACTTTCGTCGAGTGCCCGAGCTACCTCATTAACTCGTTCCTGCGACACAGGCCCGATTTCAGCCCTCGCCGCGTCGGCGCTGGCTTCCGAGTATGCTTTCGGCGTGCTGATTAGGCTCTGAAATGTCGCCCGAGCGATCTCACCCGCAAACCCCGTTGCGCTTTCCGGGGCCATGCCACGCGACACAAGGGCTTGCATGGCAACCATCACCAAGAGGTCGGCAACAGTATACCGGGCATGCCCGGTATACTTCGGCAGATAACCCGCACGTCGCCAATTGCGCACAGTCGTTTGCGCCACTTTCGTGACATCTTCGGCTTCGCTCGGGGTGTAGGTTTCGAGTTCGAGTTTCATCGGCACAACCATTGATTTGTGCAAGACTACACGCTTCATTGATTTGCGTCAAGCAACACGCTTTCAGTGGGGCGCATGATCTGCCTCCACCGCCCTAAGCCTGAAAGTCGCCCCTGCGCGATGTGGCCCGCTCCGGGTTGCCGAGGATCTTCACCGCGTGTTCCAGTTGCGCGGCCGTTTCGCGCAAGCAATCGGTGATGCGTTCCGCGATGTTGATCAGGGCTTCCCGGCTGCCCTCGGGTTCGACGGGTTCCGGGTCCATATCCTTCACCATCGGGCCGATGGCATAGGACAGGTGCAGCGCTTCCATGAAACGCTCGGGGTAGGGTTCGAAGTTGTGGGTCAGGACTTTGAGCGCCTGCTTGATGCACTCAGCCGGATCGGTCGGCAGGCTGGCGAGGTAATCCGCGTGTTTTTGGCGCAGCCGCCGCATCTCTGCCATGCGGTCATCCACGATATAGCGGGCACACTGGGCCAAGCCATTCACATTGCGGTTTTCCTGCTGGGTGACGGGCTGAGGGGACGTCATTGGCGGGCCTCCATCAGTCGTTCGGTGCGGCGTAGGGCGGAGCGGACGTAGGACCGGGCTTCGCGTTCGCCCTGGCTGTAACCGCTGCGCCGTTCGGTGGCGTCCAGCGCCAGCGTCAGCATGTCACGGATTTCGGAAAGGGTTTCACCGGGCAAGCCGGGAGTGATATGGCAATGAACAGCCATGCTCGATCCTCCTACAGATCGGGTTTCGGTTAGGGCAGGCGAGGTGTTCCAGCACCTTGTCGGCCCGCTCTATTTCTGCCATCGTAAATCAGGCGCTGTCAACGGATTTCTAATGTCAGAAATCAAGAAGAAAGTCGGGAGACCGGCTGTCAATTCTACGCCGATCACCCTGCGCTTGCCGCCGGATCTTTTGTCATGGGTCGATACCGAACGGGCGAAGCTCGACCCCGAACCGTCGCGACCGGAGTTCATCCGGGGGCTGATTGAAGCTGCGAGGAATGGAACATGATCACGCCAGAGCAGAACCCAACTCGAATTATTAGGGCTTTGGAATACCTTCGTGATCAAGGCATGAACGTGGTGCAACTTCGCGAGCTTCATCCAACTCGCAAACACGACGAAGGTTTCGGGAACGCGATCCGCTATAGGATGAAACCTCCGTTGAGAGGCTATGTTGAGCCGACCGTGACCTACCACAAGCGCTTGCTAATGGTTGAAGCAAGGCACCGGGATGGCGCAGGCGCTTTTGCCCAACTGGTCGCCGAAGCCCAACGCGCTTATCCCGGAGAATGCGGCTAATTCTCGGCTTATGCGGAAGGCTAGATACGCGGTGCGCTATCCCGAGCCTTCGCGGCCGGGGTTCATCCGTGGACTGATTGAACAACAGCGCACGCAATAAGAGATCGCGGCATAGTTGACTCACGCTCCCGTGATGGCGGTATGATGCGTCGTGCTTTAGCATTCCTACAGGAGAAATGATGACAAAGTTCTATGCGTTGCTGGCCACGGCACTTATTGCATCTGCTTGCGTTCCGGCGAATCCCGTCGTCTCGGACTACAACGGCGCCAGCGTGAAAATTCAGGCTTCGAGTCTGGCATCTGCGGAAGAAGCACAAGCAAAGACGCAAGCCGAGGCCAGCCGGATCTGCGCCAAGACTGGCAAACGCGCAGAGTATGCCTCGACCACCACCAATCCCAATACCTATGTTTCGGAACACCTGTATCTTTGCCTCTGACGGTTAAGACAAAGCGGGGAGGATAACCTCCCCGCCATAGAACAACCTGCATAAAGGCTTGTTGAGCGCCGCGCCTGACGAGCTGTTGTCGGGCCGCGCTCTCTCGGGGTTTACCCACTCACCGAGTAACGGGGATGATTGGCGCCACCACGGTAAGCGCCGGGCCATCCTGCCCTATTCGTCGGCCCAGTCGATGAAGGCCAAGGCATCCTGCAAGGTTGCGCCCTCGATCCCGGCTTCCTTCGCCTGCGCCAGCGCCGCGACCATGGTGGCCAGCGCCCGCGCCTTGCCGCCCGCGTCGAAGGCCTGCATCGGCCGCACAACGTCGATCGACACCGGCCCGCCCAGCTTGGTGGTGGCTTCCTCGGCCATGATCATCGCCATGGGTTGCAGCACCAGCTGCGCCAGATGCCGCTGCGCCTCGCGAACCATGGGGCCGGTGGTCGCCGGGTTTTGCAGGCCGGGCAGGATGCCGAAGGCGGAAAACACCGCGCCTTTGGCATTGGTCAGCAGGGTATCGGCCAAGGTGCGCGACAGGTCGGGCGAAAGCTGATCCGGCGCCTTGCCGAGTTGCGGGTGCATCCCGGCGCCCACCGCCTGCGCCACGCCCTCGATCACCAGCGCCGCACCGCGCCGGCCATGGAACCCCGCCCGCAGGCTTGCCATATCTTCCGAGGCGCCTTCGGGCACGGGGATGATCTGCGACCCCAAGGGGGCATCGCGGAACACGTCGCGCAGGGCCGATTCCAGTTCGTGCAGCAGCTGGGCCGAAAGCCGGGACCGCCGCAGCGGGGCAGACCCCGCCCAAGGCGTGACCGAATCGCAGCCGATGCGGAAGTGCAGCACCTCGGCCGCCAGCGCGGTTTCGGCGCGGCCGCCGCTCACCTCGGGGATTTGCAGCCGATAGGCGCGGGGCAGCCCGTCGCGGGTGGTAATGTCCCAATCGGTCGCCGGGACAAGCCTGTCCCGGATCAGAAACACCGCCTCGCCCCGCAAGGCCAGCGCCCGCGCGGTCAGCGCCATGATGTGCCGCGACAGCAGATCGGTGCCGCGCACATCGGCAAGGGCAAAGCCGCCTTCCCACAACGTGACGGACCCCTGCACCGCGGCTGTCAGTTCGGCCAGCCCCGAGGCGCCGCTGATATAGCCCTGCCGCGCCGCGACGAGCTGGGCGGTGTAGCCGGTGCCGCTCGACCGGGTTTCGATGGCAGCCTTGCGGCGGAAAATATCCATGATGCCCATGTCAGGCCCTCCAGCGGCTGAAGCATTGCGCGAACCGCTGCCAATCCTCGGGACAGGGCGGAATGCCGTCTGCCGCCTCCCATGCCCGCGCCTCGATCTGTGCGGCGGGATAGGCGGGGCGGGTGACGGCCGAGAGTTCGAACAGGTCGGCCGAGGTGACGGTGCGCAGAAGATCCTGCCCGCGCCGCTCGATCCGCTCGCCTGCCGGGGTGACGCGGAAGCCGGGGGAAAGGCCCCGGATCAGCCCCGCCGCATGGGCGGCAAGGAAGTCCCGCGCCCAGGTCGTCGCCCCGTCAATCGTGGCGTCCAGTTCCAGCGCCGTGGCGGTATCGCGCAGGGTCAGGGTGCCCGCCGCCGTGCTGGCGAGGGGCTTGTTGAAGTCGTGACCGGAAAGCAGGTGGATTTCGCCGCCCGCCTCGATCCGGCCCGCGAAGGCCCGAGGGGCGATAACCTCGCGCCGCCCCGGTGCCAGTTCGGTTTCCGCGCCATAGGGGAAGGTCGCCCGAAGGCGGGTTGCCCCGCCCTCGCTGCGAAGTTCCAGCGCGCCGAGGTTGCCGCCCCAGAGCATCACGCCACCTGCACGCCGGTCAGCAGTTGCAGCTGCGAGGCCCGCGCCACGGTCACATCCGCCGTCGCCAGCGCCGTGATGCGCAGCCCGCCCGCCTGTGCGTCGCTGAACGGATCGCGGATCAGGTCCACCGCACCCCAGAGGCCGACGAACACCGGCGCCACGCCGCCCGCGCTGGTGGTCAGCAGGGCCGAAGTTGCAAGCGGATCGCCAGCCGGTGCCGCCAGCGCATTCGACGACTGCACAATCTCGCCCAGTTGCGCCGCCATGCGCGCCCATTCGGTGACGCCCGTGCCGGTGAAGGCTTCCGCGTCATCCATGAAGTCCCAGACTTCGGGGCGGATCAGCGCCTTCACGTCGCCCGGCCCGTTCGCGGCATTCGCGGCCATGAAGCGCACCACCGCCGCGCGGAAGGCGCCCCACGTCGCCGCAGCCGCAACCGCCGTGCTGGTGATGCCATAGGTCGCGGCCCCGGTGATGACGCCCAAGGGCTGCCCGTTCGCCCCGGTGCCGAGGAAAATGGCCTTGTCCAGTTCCGACTGCATGGCGCCATTCATGTCGCGGCGAATGGCAGCCTCCAGCGCATCGCCAGACTGTTTCAGGGTCTTGCGGGTGATCCGCATCTGCACCCCGAGGTTATGGTCAGGCGACAGCGCGCGGTCGGTCGTGGCGTAGGCGGTCGGCCCCGCGACATTGGCGGTTTCGCCATCGGCCCAGCCCGCCGTGACCGCCGAAGTCGTCACCGGCCATTCCACCGCGCCCGAGTCGATGGTGATCATCTGCGCGCCCATGCGGCCCGCCACCGAAGCCGGAAACAGCCGGTCGATGATGGGGCGGGTCTGCACCGGGTTCGGGGTGCCCGAGGCCACGGTTTCCCCGGCCCGCTGTTCCAGCGCCGCCCACGGCACCGGCACGCCCCGGAAGCCGCCCGCCGAACGCAGCTCCGACACGATTTCGGCGGTCGCGCCGTCCAGCGCCCGGCCTTCGTCCAGCGACAGCACCACCTGGCGCAATTCGAAGCGCGCCATCAGATCGGCCATTTCGCGGCTGGAACGGGTTTCCAGATCGGCCCCGGCCTCGCGGCGTTCGGTATCCTCGGCCACCAGCGCCGCCCGATAGCGGGTTTCGTTCTGCCGGTATTCAACGTCCAGCGCCTCCATCTGGCGCAGTTCATCGGCGGTCGCATCGGTCTTGCCGACAAGGCCCGCAAGGGCTTGGCGGATCTCCGACTGGCGCCGGGCAATCTTCACAGAGTCAAGCATGGTCATACCTCATTGCTCGATAGGGTTGCAGGTTCCGCCGCCAGAGAGGCGACGGCATCGGCCCAAGCCTTGCGCTCGGGGGATTTCTCTTTGTGACCGCATTCGATGCGGGTCTTTCGGGTGTGACAGGGGCCGCACAGGGCTTGCAGGTTGCGCGGATCGAAGGCCAATTCCGGGTGCGTCCGCACCGGCTTGATGTGGTCCACCTCCAGCCGCCGCCGCTCGCCGCAGCACCGGCATTTCCAGCCATCCCGCTCAAGGATCTGTTGCCGCAGAACCTGCCAGCGCCTGGTGGACGTGACGCGCTTCGAATGGCGGGCGTGCTCCCTACGGTTCACAGCCATAGCGCCCTCGCCTTCCGGGCCGGGGCCGCTTTCATCCTTGCGCCTTGTGCGACGGCCAGAACCGCCGCCGCCGCCGCGTCGATCCGCCCGAGGCTGCGCGCCTTCGCCAGCTTGTGATTTCCTGCCGGGTCCACCAGCGTGATTGCGTCAGAGAAGGCGAAGCGTAGAAGCATGGAAGGCGCCACCCTCACTTCGCCGTCGAACAGCGCGCGGCGGAACCGCTCAATATCCTCGCTGCCATCCTTCCAGCCGAAGCCGCGCCAGATAAACGGAACCCGGCCGAGGCCTGCACTGTTCACCGCCTCGACAAATTCCGCATGGCGGTAGCGGTCGCCCACGATGCAATCCGGGATGATGCCGTCCAGATGTTGCACGATCCGCGCCAGCCATGGGCCGGGGGGCACCGTGGCCTCCCCCAGCACGGACAGTTCGCCGCGCTCCTGCATCTGACAGTATCGGTCGTTCACGCCATCGGATGCGCCGCGATCCGCCAGAGACGGGGTTGCCGGGAAGGTCCCGAGGGCTTCCAGCCGCCCGGTATCCGGCCAGTAGAACGCTGCCGCCGACATGCTGCGACTGCCGCCCAGATCCACGCCCAGCACGCAGGGGCCGGAACGCTCGGGCAGATCATCGGGCGCCACCTCGGCCGACATCCATTCGTCAACCGTGATCAGCACCGACCGATCTTCGGTCGAAACCCGTTCATTGCGATTCAGGTTGCGGAAGCTGGACAGGGCAGAACCGCCACGGGCGATTGCCCGCTGCGCCTGCGACACCAGCCATTCCGGCGCCGCGCCGATGCCTTCCTTCGCGCCGGGATTGGCGATCAGCAGGCTTTCCAGATCATCGGCAGGAAGCCCGAACGGCGGGCGGTGTTCCTGCACATAGGTGCCGGGGGGTGGATCATCCAGCCAGCGCGAGAAGGTGTTGGCATCATCGGGCGCCGAGGTGGAAATGATCAGCGCCCGGCCGTCCCGCTTGCCGAGGCCCGACAGGATGGCATTCTCCAGACTGTCCCCTTTCTCGCGCTCCCAAGCCGCCCGTTCGTCCATGATGGCAAGGGTCGGGGCACCGCCAAGAATGGACTTGCCATCGGCTGCGATGACGCGGGCCAGCCCGCCGCCATTTCCCTCAAATTCCACTTCCAGCTTGGAGCCGCGCCGGATGATGAACTGCCCCCGGTCAGCATCCGGCATCCCTTGGATGTAGCCGAGAAGGAAGTTGAACGCGGTCCTGGCCTGATCCCGATTCCGGGCTGCGAGAATGATTTCCCGCTTCGGCTGGGGCTTTTCCTCAAGCGCGCCGACCAGCTCGGCCAGCGCCAGACCGGCAGAGAGGGCGGTTTTGGCATTGCCGCGCCCGATGGACAGGACGCCCACCATGATATTCTTGGCAAGGGCGCCTTTTACGAATTTCCGCTGAAAATCAGCCAGTTTCAGGGATTTTCCGGCCTTTTTCCCCTCAGGAACGCACAAAAGCCCCAAAAACTGGATAGCGCGCACCGCCTGCGATTTTCCCCGGATTTTTGGCAGGAGTGAGAGAGGAAGAGTCCGACCGACGGTTCCCGCCGCCATCGAACCTTGGGCATTGGGACCAGATGCGCCGAACAGGTCGGCCATGGCTGCCGTGGTGCGGTTCATCGTGCTGCCTTCCTTCATCTCAACTCAACCGTTCTTCTGTTCTTCCATCCCTGCTGGATGGTGAGGGCTGTTGTGATGGGCATAGGGCGACAGCCCACAGCGCTTGGCCGTGGCTGTCCCTATGCCCACCGCGATCTTGCTGGCCGGAGCCGGGCCGCCGCTTAGGGCCTCTCTGTGCGCGCGTCCTCGCCAGAGAGTTGACCGCTACTTGCCGCACGCGAACGCTGTGCGGGGGGCCGGGCTTCGGTCGTTCGGACTGCCCTTTGCATCTGGCCCCACCCCGTGGTATGCTCTTCCCGTGCCCGGCCACCGTCTGAACCGTCCCGTGCACTCGGCCCGCCGCGCCAACGGCGGGCTTCCTTCTTTCTTCAATCCCTCTCGATCAGGGCGCTCTCGCCATCCAACAGCGCTTGGTCATCCGCCCGCTGTTCTGCGATCAGGCGGCGCATAAGGCGCTCTTGCTTGGGGCTGGGCAGCCACTTCTTCCGCTTGCCCTTCCCGGCAATCGACATGACGAAGCCCTTGAGCCATTCATCATCCTGACGCTTGGCCCACCGCACCACGGCGGGCCATTGCAGGGTCAGCATCATGTCGCACTCCACCTCGGTCATACCGACACCCCGCGATAGCGGGCGCCCACGCGGGCGAGATGTGAGGATCTTGCGAGGGTCTTGGCTTCTTCCGGTGCTCGCGTGCTGTAGACCAGCGCGACGTGATCAAGGATTGCCTGCCGCAGATCGTCCGGGATGGCTTCCTCAGCCGAACCGAAGCCCGCCTGATATTCGATCTGCACGCGGTCGATAGCTTGCCCCCTGACGATGCCGGGCCACACGAGATAGGGCCGAATGCCGCCAATGATCTCGAAGCCCTCAAGGCTCTCGCCGTCGATGGCGACGCTTGCCGATGATCCTTCGATCAACGGGCCAATGGGCAACGCGATTCCAGACCCAAAGACTAGATCGAGCATCACGACGCGAATGGTCTGTGCCAGAAGCGCGACCTGTGCGAATTGCTCCACCTCGGCCGCCGCTGCCATGCCCATCTGGGTCAAGACGCTATCTTCGTGGCTGAAATCCACCCGTGAATAGGCCTTCAGGTCATCCAGCACGAAGGGCAAGGCGGTGCTGATCGGGGTGCGCTTAACAAGCATCTTCATGCCGCCACCTCAACCGCATTGATGTGCTGGAAGAATGCGGCCTGATCCTTCGGACCCATCGCGCCGAAGGCTGCGAGGGCATAGGCTTTCAGTTCACGTCTGGATGCCATGGACGCCCAGAACCGGGCATCCTCCATACCGCCGAGGAACGAGGGCAAAGGCCTGCCAGCCGCGCCGAGAGAGGCCGAGGCAACTTCCTCCGCCAGATCGGGCCGCAGGGCCGCCAGAACCGCCGAGGCAAGCTGTGCCCGCTCTGCCGGGGTCAGGCGCACCGCCGCAACGAAGCTGAACCCGGCCCAAGCCTCGGGCGTGTCCAGCATCAGGCAGAAGCCCAGCATCCGCGACATGCGCTTATGCTCGGGCCTCATGGAGTTGGAGAGGGAGGCCCGCTTCATGCCACACCCCCCCGCACAGTAACCGCACAGAAACACCAGAACGCAGCGCGAACAGGCCCGACTCCGGCGCCATTGCTTCTACGCGATTTCCGTTGACCCACAGGAGGGGCGTTATCTTGGTAAGGGAGAGGTCGAGAGTTCAATCCTCTCTCGCAGCACCATTTATCAGTTTAAAATCAAATACCTGCAAGCAGACGGTGTTTTGATCTGCCCGTTCGGCGGTTCGATTTCCGGCACTCCGTTCATTGCCGCATGTTCGGCTCTGATTACTCTCTGCTTCGAATGTGCGAAGCGTCAGACGCTCCCCTATCAGGCACGGATACCCAGCGCGACGGGGTCGCATCCTGCCGCACGGATGCGCCCGATCAGCTTCGGCAGGAAGGGGCGGCGCGCGTCGATATTGCGGCGGCGCAGGAACCACAGCAGGAATTGCGCAAAGGGCCAGCGGGTCGTCATCGCGTTGTCCAGCGCCGCGGGCCAGTCCCCGGCGCGCTTCACCGTCACCGCGCAGTGATGCAGGTCACTTTGCCCGAAAAACACCGCCGGCACGCCATGCAGCATCCCCTCCAGCCCGACGGAGGAGGAGATAGAGACCGAAACCGCCGCGCCCGCGAGAATATCATGCAGATTGGCCCCGGTGATCTGCACACCCGCAACGCCGGTCAGTCGGCGCAGAATCGCCTCGGTCTCGGGCCCGCTGTTGCGGGGATGCGGTTTCACAACCAGCATCCGCCCGCTCCGATGCGCCAGCACGGCATCGACCA